TCGCCACCTTCAAGCCACCACCTTAAGCGTTCGAGTTGTCGGTACCCGCTTTTGGGTCTTGCTCGTTGTCAGGTGTTTCGCCCAAAGAAGGGAACAGAAACTTCTGCGCATCCTTTGTAGCATCAACCAAAGCATCGTAATCTTTCATTTCTAACTCATCAAGGTTGTCGATCTTGAGAGCGGGGATCAATAGGTCAAGCGACCAGTCCTCGATTAACATCGCAATTAACGCATCGCCTAATGCCAAGGCTCGAGTTAAATCTCCGCCTTCTACATCCGCAGTTTTCAATACGCGCTTACGATCCTTAACGCGTAAAGATCTCGGGTCCTTCATAGTCACAGTTGCGCCTGAAGGTAGTGTTATCTTTTCTGACATTTTTGCCTCCTGTTTGTTTGCCTTCCTAAATCATAACCTAAAGGGAGCAGGTGGGTGGGATGGCGGGAAGGCGTTCGCCATCAACCGATCCCACCTGCTCTTGGATTTAAGCGTAGGTTCCTGATGCTTTCGCGTTCTGTAGGACCCACTTGATTGGCGCAAAACCACCTGTTGATCCTGCGTCTGTTGTGTTGCCTTGACCGTTTAGATCAATTGAAACCTGAACAAAGTCCTCACCGCGTTCAATAACGGCTGCTGTATAAGCGCCCTTAGTGATTGTGGCTTGGATTTGAACAGCAGCCGCGCCTGTGCCATAAGCCCAGTTAAGAACGATTGCTGGTTGAGTGTTGTTTAGGTAACGAGTTAGTTCTGTGTCATTTTCCATAATGAATGTGATCTTGCCTGTCACTTCCAAAGGTCCCAAGAAAATGTTGTATGGGTTCTGAGTATTGCTGATGCCATAAACAGGTGTTATGGATCGAGCCATGTCGATGTTACCTGTCATGGAGTTTGATACTGCAGCGCCTCCGATGGAGACTGTGCCGCGCCAAACAACCGTAGGTAGGATTGTGCTAAAGGTAGGAGTTGGATCAGCGACTGTTGATGAAGCCCAGCCTGTTGTCTTTGTATCGTACTCAAGCATTCCGTCAGCGTTAAACTTCAAAGAGAAGTCTGAGAACTGGCATCCTGGGTAAGAACGAACACCAGCAGCGTAGAAGTCAGTCAATGTGTATGAAATTGGCTGATCATCTGCACCTGATGTGAGGCTGTTCTTTAGCGAAATCGTGTGTGTGAAAGGCGCTGTTGCACCTGTTGTTGCTACGGTTCCAAGAAGGCCCGCAATACCGTATCCAACTGTGTCGGCAAATACTGCGCCACCAAAGTCAAATGTAGAGCGTGTTCGGCCCTGGAGATAAGCGTAGTTAACAACATTTGAACCACGAAGTCCTGTGTCGTAGAGCGGATCTACAACATCAACAGGCTTAATGCTGTCTTTTGATACTGGTATAAAATCTGTAGGTGCGACAATTGTACCTTTGGTTGCTTCTTTAGCGATACCCAGGTACGAGCGTACGGATTGCTGGACTGACATTATTCACTCTCCTTAGAGTCGGAGTCTGACGCGGCAGACTTGATTGGGGCTGGTGTTGGAATTGCTGCTGGCTTCGCTGCTCCTGGTGCTAGGCAATCAGGATGAGTAAAGCCTTCGGGTGCGTCAAACTCGTCACCTGGTTTTACTGTGATCCCCAGCGATGGGAACACTCGTTCATCTGTTCCGTTGTATTTCAGTTTCATGTTGCTCCTTATGCTTGGATCATTTCAGTAATATCGAATTCTATCTCAGCAAACACCTCGGAAGCGCCCTCATTGGATGTGGACACTTCTCCGTAGCGTGCATTGATGATCGGTTCGGCTCCTTGCCACACTAGATTACCCGTTGGATCACCAAAATTGTGGTCGGAACGCAGTCGTTCTTTGATGTTGTCGATCAGCACATCAAAATCATCCATTACATCCTCGGCATTACGATGCATCGAGTGGGTATAAATCTGCAGGATCATTGTGTAATCCACGCGCTTCCAACCGCTATTTGCGCCGCCGATCGCCAGGCGCGTTTCTGTTTCAGCAGCGATGAAAATAACAACGGCCGATCGAGTTAACTGTCCAGGCTGCGAATTGATCTGATAATTAATGCGCTTGGGGAAGGAAGTAAAGACTTGGTTCAGGTTTGTTATTTGTGGGTTGGAAATAAACGCCGCGAGCGTATTCCTGACCCCTACGCGGCCAGCCATTATCTAATCCTGCGGTACTTATCGACCATGCTTAGTGCCATCGCAACTTCTCCGCCGTAACGAGCGGACCCTGGGATGCCGCCTTGCGGTTGAGTGGTGATGTTCATGGTTAAAGAGTTGTCACCACGGACCTTTATGAAAGCCGTGGTGATAAGAATGCACGCTTGTTTGATTGCGTTCGGCATATTGCCGACAGCAGCGCCCGCAGCGTGGGTATAAACAAGCGGGGAAGCCAAAGTAAGGGTGGCGTTGCCGTAGGTATAAGACGAACTCACATAGACGGTTTCGCTGCTTGCGCCATCTGAGATACGCAGCATTTCGCCAGGGATGATGCCGATTGGATCGGCCACAACGATCGTGGAAGCCCCAGCAGTTCCCGATACAACGGTTGTGTTGGCAAAGCCAGCAACATAGGTGTACTTAGTAAAGATTTGCTGAGACCCACCGATCCCAGGGCCAAAAGCCAAAGGTCCCGCAGAGGAATAAGTGGTTGCCATTTGTGATAGCGGTACAAGGATCTGCTGCTCTTCAAACCAGCATTGAGACGGATCAGGCAATGCCACTAAGTTGGTAGGAGCGCCTCCGTAGTAAAAACTCTCAAGCGAGATAATCGGGCTTTGGTTTGGGTGCAAAGCGATGTAGCCCATGTTGTTTAGGCGTACTCGCTGTGTTTCTGTGGCTCGGTTGGCCACCACATTTTGGTTCAGGTATTCATCCATGTAAGACGAAGCCCGAAGGATCACATTCTTAAGTTCGGCATCCTGGGCCGTTGCGTTACCGCCAACTACCAGGTTGTCATAGTCGATCGAGGTGGGCGCGCTCTTGTATTCCTGAACAGTTATGTAGGACTGCTCGGAGAAAGTGTCTGTTGTTACGCCCGTTGCCATTTATGAATTCCCATCCGTTGGAATTATGGAATTGTTATGCCCGCACCGTGAACACAATGCAAACCAACTACCGAAGCCACATTCTACGCAAGTAAATCCTCGTTCGCCGTCTTTACTGTCATAAGGATTTAATGCTGCTTCAAAATAACCTTCAGCCTTCATTAACTTTGCGTGCTTGGCGTTATCTACCGTGTAAATACCACCGCGATCGGGGCGGTAGGTTGCGTTGCCAATAACTGTTTCTCTGACACCTCTGTCAGGTGCTACATACCTTGCCATGCTGCCTCCTTATGGAATAAAGGAAGGGTGCGCCCTTGAGAAACGCACCCCTCCCTTCTATTCAGTTTGACTAAGCGTTAACAATTCCTGAAACTGCGCCGTTCCATGCAGGAGCAGAGCAGAAGAAAGTGCCACGGAAGTATGTTGAGAAGTCATAAGAGAACTGTGTGACAGGCCACTGGATACCCATGTAGTCCTGAACCATGTAGTTCGCCCAAACATCTGAAACCTCTGTGTCAGGGATTGGAAGTGTGAATGAAAGGATTGGAGCAACGCCTTGGTTGAGCCATGGGTGAACCATAAGATCAACAGCCTTGCCTGTTACTTCATTCTGTAGACCAGTTACAACTGATCCGTATGTTGTGCCGTCTTCGCCTGGGTTGTTGATAACCAAACGGTAGTTCGCTGTTGAGCCACTCTTGATTGCATCAGAGAGTTGCTTACGATCGTTACCGTTAAGGAGAACCACATCAGGATCAGCCTTTACATTCTGGTACATAGAAGCGAATGCAGTCTGGAATTCTCCACCTGGGTTAGAAGTTGAGAACGCGCTGTTGATCGCGTTGTTGTAACCTGAGTTAGGTCCTAGAACAGTTGGAAGGATACCGTCGTAACCAGTTGCGTAGGCAGATGTGTCTGCTGCTGCGCGTGATGCTGCGGCTCCTGTTGTTGTGAAGGCTGCGTTGTTTCCAACTAAGCCTTGTGTTCCAGCGCCCTGAATTGTGAATGTGCCAGTTCCCTTAAGGGTTCCCTGATACTTTAAGTTTGCAGCGCCTGTTGCAGTTCCAACATAAATGTTGTAACCAAGTGCGCCGACAACTGCTGTTGTTACTGCGATTGTAAGAACATCGCCTGATGCAACTGCTGTTGATGCTTCTGTGCCGAGAATTGACTCTCCGAAGCCGTTACCTGAGATACCAGCGTCTGCAGTCACATTTACATAGTAAGTATTCGCTGCAAGTGCTGTTTGTGATGCTGAAGCAACTGGAGATGCAAGAGCAAATGTAGGTGCTGTTAGAGCGCCTGAGTATCCGCTTGCTGTTCCGCGTGCCATAAGCATCATGCGCTCTTCCATCAACATTGTTGCGTAAAGAGTTGATGTTGATGACAACTGGCGGAGATCTTGGTAACCAAGACCTGAGAAGTTAGCATCAAATGTAACGCTGTCAGATAGTGAGTATGAGTTGTAAGGCAGGATTAAATCTTGCGCAGCATAACTGATAATTGGTCCACGCTCGTAATTGATAGAACCAAAAGTTGCAGTTGAACTCTGCGTGATACCTGGCCATAGGTTGCCAACTCCACCAGTTCCAGTTCCTGTGTAGCCGAGGATCTGCTTCTGACGATGGCTTGTGCCAACGCCCTTCTTGCGAGGGATACGGTTACGGAGAGGTGTTGGGCGTGGTGTGAGCAACTTCGCAGGTGCTTCAAGATCGAAGGCTGCAAAAGATGTTGAAAGTGGAGATGTAAGGGTGATGTCCTTCTGCATATCCTGCATAGCAAGGCGCTGTGCAGCAAGTGCGTTCTGAAGGCCCGCTGATACATCAGGAGATAGAGACTTGTTTGCTACAAGTGCTTCGATCTGCGCTGCTGGATCTGCAAGAGGTGCTTGTCCTGGAACTGTAGACGCGCTTGAGAGAGACTTACCGAGTTCGGATGTGTACTCTTCCATGCGTTCTGCGGCTTCGCGTGGACTTGCATCACCAAATAGGTCTGTGACCTTAGGTGTTGATAATGTCATTGCTTATCCTTTGATTAGTAGTTAGTTGTTATCGCTGTCGGATGCTTTAGAGTAAAACTCCTCGGCTAATTGCTTATAACCCTTAGCGAGAACGGGGTCTGTTGTTGCGTTTGCTTTCGCTTTGTAAATGGCTGCCTTTGTAAGGTTGTCATTGATCTTGGTAGACAATGGCTTCGCTGTACGGCTTGGGCCGCCAGCCACTGCGAGAGACTTGGCAATTGCTAACTCAGACTCAAGAACTACCGACTTCTCTACTGCGACCTCTTTTGCCGCAACTAAGGAAGCGATCTCTGCTCGAAGTGACTCAGTCGCGCTCTTTACCACCTGCTCTACGATGGCTTCAACATCTGCTGCATCAACTTCCGTTGGTGCTTCAGAATTCTCTGTTACTGCCTCTTCAACTGCGGCTTCTGCAAGAGTCTCTTCGACCGCTGCTTCCTCTGTTGGGGCTTCCTCAACTACCGCTTCGTCTGCTTCTGCTGACTTAGGGGTTTCACCTGGCGCATACATTTCTGCGGTGGTGACATGAGATGGTTTTGCGATGTTCGCAAAATCGTTAGTTGTTTTTAATCC